CCGCAGGACCAAGCAGTCGCCATCGCGCTCGACATGAAGCGCCGAGGAGAAATCTGACATGCCCCCCATCACGACCCCCCAGCAGAATTTCCGCAAGGTCACCGCTGCGACCGTTCCCAGTGCGTATGACGCGGCCGCAGCCGTGCTGACGTTCACCGAACCTTCGACCAGCGTGCTGTTCAACCTGACCAGCGCGTCGGTGAGCGGCGAGAATCCCTCGCTCCTCCACCTGCTGCCGTTCATCATCGCAGCGGGATCACCCCCGACCAACACGGGCATGGGGATGCGCATCATCGGATGGCGCAAGTACCTGTCGACCGACGGCACGACGTTCTGGTATATGCCGAACGTGCTCGCGGATCTGACGCTGGCATTCACCAGCGGCACGGTGCCCGGATACACGATTGACGGCGTCGCCAACACGCGCACGTTCAGCAGCGCAGTGCAGGTCGCAGGTACGCCGACTGCCTACCTGTATTCGCCAGCAACGGCCGCACCCAACAACGTGGAGCCGGCGACCGTGATTGTCGACATCACGGGATCGCAGATCGTGACCGCGCAGTTCAAGTCCAGCGGCACGCCCACGATGGGCGCGTTCTGGTCGACCCTCTGATCAAGGAGCCGTCATGCGAGCGATTCGGACACGACAGCTGTTTCAAGGGCCGGACGCCCTCGCTCCCGGCGTTCAGGGCAGCGCGAGAGCTGGGCAGATGCTGTCCGATGCGATTGCCGGAACCGACTCCGTCGACATCGTTGTGTTTGGCGACAGCAACGCCGGATCGGCGGCATCCTGCGGATACACCTTCGGATGGTCGTCGGCAATGTCAGCTCTCGGCGCGCCGACCTATGCGACGCCGTTGAGCTTCTGCCATTCCGAGGATGGAGCAAACACTCGGAGTAGCGGTTTGTTCATGCCGTGGAATACGTACTACTGGGGCGGAAGATCCAGCGTCGGCAGCGTCGGCACCGCATACACGCTCACAAACAGGATCGCAGTCGCAGCCGATGCCGATGCAACGGCGCTCAATACGACGTTCGACAACCTGTATGTGCGCGAAAACACGGCCCGAGCCTCATCGGCTACGACGCTGCAACTTGATGTCGGTGCTTCCCCGGTCGATGATGCTTATAACGGGAACATCATCGTCATCCTTTCCGGAGCCGTCGGATCGACCTATTCGACGAATTGGGCGCAGATCACGGGCTATAACGGAACGACCAAGACGGTCACCGTTGGAGCGTGGGCAACAACGACGCCAAGCGGAACCGCATCGTTCGCCATCCTTCAGACGCTGCTGCGACCTGCGGCATTCAACAACGGAGTCGCGTTCGTTCCTGCCGGAAGCAACTACACCTCCCCTGCCGGCGGACCGAGTGTTCGACTGAACGGCGGCAGTCAGCTCGCTGCTGGCCCAACCGGCGGCGCTGGGGTCGCTCTCCAGTACCGAGTCGTCTACGGTAAATTTGCCACTACAGGTGGCAAGTTCCGCCTCCGTGCGATGAAGGGAGTCAACACGCTCGTTGCCGGAAGTGCAGCGGACATCCCGACCAGTGGCGGCACCGGCTATGCGACAGCGACGCTCAACTTTACCTCGAGCACCACCGCAGGCGCACCCGACGAGATGAAGTGTGCATGGGACGGATACAACAGCGGAGTCGCCAACGAGGTGACCGGCCCCTTCGCGGCGTTCTATCACTCGGTCATTCGGACAAGCTACAAGGGATTTTGCGTCAGCTGCCTGAACTACTTCGGCGGCGCAAGTACCGCATTCCTTGCAGGCATGCTCCAAGCGATGCCCAAGTACCTCGAAGCGTACCTTCGAGAGCTGCGAGAACGTCAGATCGCCGCAGGAGGTTCTGGTCGAGTGCTTTGGTGGCTGAACAGCGGCATCAACGGAGCCGAGACAGGAACGACTTGGACAACGAATGCCGCATCCATTCGTGATGCCGTCTACAACGTGTGGGTGACGACTCTCGGATACCCAGCCGGCGACCTCGCCTTCGTCATGTCCGTCACGCACCCGGTCGTCACGGGCGATCCGGGCGCCGGAACGTGGGGCGCAAATCGGGATGCCGTCGCACAGGCGGCATCCGAGTGGGCGGCAGCGAACGTCAACGACGGCAAGAACGTCACAGTCGTCGACATCGCCTCGGTGTTGACCGCACAGCAGATCAAGGACCGCAACCTCTACCAGAACCTGTCCAACACCCTCTACGCGGCGCATCTCCGAAACGGACCAACGATTCAGACGTCGCCGACTTACAGCCCGACCACCTTCACAGGTCTGGCGGACGCCGTCGCCCCAGACAATGGTTACACCGTGATCACGACCGGCATCATCCGCAAGCTCATCGCCTGACATGGACATCGACCTGAAGCCGACCGAAGAGATGGCGTCCAACGCGACCCGCGGCCTCGAGCTGCGGGAGAAGCACGGCCGCGGCGGCACCGAGATCGGCGTCGCCCGCGCCCGTGATCTCAAGAACCGGAAGAACCTGTCCCCGGACACCGTTCGCCGGATGCATTCGTACTTCAGCCGGCACGAGGTCGACAAGAAGGGCGAAGGCTGGGGTAAGGACAGCGCCGGCTACATCGCTTGGCTGCTCTGGGGCGGCGACGCCGGACAGGCGTGGGCCAAGCGGAAGGTCGAGGAGCTCGAACGCCAGGAGGACAAGACCGTGAACGCCAAGACATCGCACGCTGTCAACGAGGACGGCGAGAAGATCACCATCGAAGCCGTCGAGCTGTTCATGGCCTTCGATCCGGCCATTGACGACGGCGACAACGACCCCGAGCTGAAGCGATTTGACAACAAGCGGCTGCGGGAGATCGTTGCCAGCACGCGGAAGCACATGGAGCGCGGCTCCTACCCCCAGCTCGTCATCATGCACGAGAAGGACGGCAAGGAGCCCAAGAGCGCCGTCGGGCGAATCCCGCGACTTTCCTACGAGGAAAGGAACGGCATCGGATACATTGTCGGCGACATGGAGGTGAACCGCGACATCTTCGACAAGCTCATCGCCACCAACGCGTTCCCGCGTCGGTCGGCCGAGATCTGGTCGGAGTCAAATCACCTCTCGGAAGTGGCGCTGCTCGGTCGGGAGACCCCGCGCCGGCCGTTGCCCGATACCCACTTCTCCCGCAAGGGACAGAAGATCACCTGCTCAAAGTCCAACTTCGACCTGGCCGGGGTCGGAGGGGGGCTCAACACCTTCGTCCCGGCGGTAATTAAGGAGGAGGCCGCGATGGCATCCGACAACGACATGCGGGAGGAGATGCAGGCCATGAAGTGCGCCATCGAAGATCTCGCCGCAATGATGAAGAAGAAGTTTGGCGAGGACGAGTCCGAAGACAACAAGGACGAGATGGCGGAGGAAGCCGACGAGAAGGACGAGATGGCCGAGGAGGACGGACAGGTCCACATCGACATCGAGAGCCACGACGTCGAGGCTCCCGAGATGGAGGAGCCCGAGGAGGTCATCGCCTCCCGCAGCACCTACAGCGTCCGCGCCGAGAACGCCCGCCTGAAGGCCCGCATGGGTCGCCTCGAGGCCGAGATCAAGCGCGAGAAGTTCGCTCGCGAGATCGACCTCATGGAGCAGGAGGGATACCGCATTCCCGAGGCCCAGCGCGACAACCTCGTCGCACAGCTGCAGGCCTCGCGTGACCCCGTCTCGCTGATCGAGTCCTGGCGCGACCTGTTCGCCCGCGATCCCATCGGCACCAAGATTGACATGAGCCGCGCCTCCCTGCCTCGTTCGATGGACGTGGGGAACGTGGCCGATCTCGTCAAGCAGTTCGCCGGCAAGCCCGAAGAGTTTGCCAAGGCGATCAACGCACGCATGAACAAGCGCTAAGGCGCGAAAGGACCTACACGACATGCTTCAGTTCTCTCCCAACCTCGTCGCCGGCGGCGACATCTACCCCTTCCGCATTGTCAAGATGGACACGACTGCCTTCACCGGCGTTGCGTCCACCGCGGCTGCGGACTACGTGGTCGGCGTGACCGACGGCAGCACGAAGCTCTTCAGCTCCGGGCTGCACGCGGCCTCCGGCGATCCGATCAGCTTCCAGCCCTCGAATTGCGTGCAGATCGAGGCAGGCGGCAACATCACCGCTGGTCTCGGCCTCATCGCCTCGACCGCCGGCGTCGCGATCACCGCTGCCGGCTCGGGCAACGTGCCGCTCTTCGTCGCTCTCGAAGCCGCTGCCTCCGGGCAGATCTTCTGGGCCTACCGTCTCCCCGCCACCAAGGCGCTCTGATTACACCTGACCCCAAGGAGGTCAAACCATGACTTACGTCGCAGTCGGTGGCGGACTGAATACCTACGTCCCGTCCACCAACGCCCTCGCAACGGGCGCTCTCCAGGTCGAGTTCACCCGTGCGGTGAACACGTTCCCCATCACGCGCTACGCGCAGCTCGTGCCGGCCAACCAGATGACCGGCTACTACCTCCGTCTCGACCCGAACGACAACGTTCGCGTCACCGACGAGAACGAGTTCGTGTGGCCGCTCGGCAATGACGCCCCGGTCGGCAAGACGAACCAGCACGAGTTCGTGCCGTTCACCTGCATCCGTCGCGCCTTCCCGTTCTACGTCCCCAACGAGACCGTCAAGCAGGCGGCGTGGGACGTTGTCGCGCAGCACGCTCGCAGCAAGGCTCAGCTCGCCATGACCGCCCGCACCATGCGGACGGCCACCGCGCTCACCAACGCTGCTGCCGTCTCGGCCTTCACCGCCGTCGGCAACTACTACGCGACGGGCACCGCGATCTCGGGCGCCGCGTGGACCGGCTCCACGACCAACATCATCCAGAAGGGCATCCAGACCGCCCTCCAGCGCATCTCGCTCGCTACGGCCGGCGCGGTTCGCAGCGAGGACATCATGATGGTCATCAGCCCGACGGTGGCGAACCTGCTCTCGCAGACGCAGGAAGTTCGTGACTACGTCAAGAACTACCCCGCCGCGCTGCCCTTCCTGCAGGGCGCCGACACCTTCTCGAAGTTCGGCCTCCCGCCGAACCTCTTCGGTGTGCAGCTGGTCGTCGACGACTCGGTCAAGGTCACGTCGAAGAAGGGCGCTGCGTCGCTCGTCAACGGCTACGTCTACGGCAACAGCGCCGTCTTCGTCAGCCGTCCGGGCGGCCTGATCGGGGTCGAGGGAAGCACGAGCTTCTCGACCACCCAGATCTTCGCCTTCGAGGACATGACCGTCGAGAACTGGGACGATCCGGAGAACCGCCGCATCAAGGGCCGCGTGATCGACAACTCCACCTCGGAGCTCGTCGCGCCGGTCAGCGGCGTCCTCGTCGCCAACGTCACCGCCTGATTCTCCCTCGCCGCGCATGGGGGGCAGGGGCTTCGGCCCCTGCCCTCCCGTGCCATTCGGAGGACCGCCATGACCGCATATGCCTCCTATGCCGACCTCGAGGCCTCCCTCGACGCGCAGGTCATCGCGCAGCTCTGCAGCGATCTCGGTAGCCCGATGCTCGGAGCGAATCCGGTCACGACGCACGCCCTCGACAGGGCCTCGGGCATCGTGGCCGCCTATGCCCGCGTGGGCAGCATCTACACCGACCTCGACCTGACGCAGCTCGCGGCGGCGCACGACCCGCTGCTGGTCACCCTTGTGGTCGATCTGGCCGTGGAATTCCTGTTCCAGCGCCGAGCGATGAAGCTTACGCCGGCGGTCGACGAGCGCCTGAAGCGTGCCTACTCCATGCTCGAGGCCCTGCGGGACGGGAAGATGATCTTCGGGGCGCTCGCCAAGGCCGCCAACGCCGGCCTGCCGGAAGTTCGCGCCACCCCCCTGCAGACGTTCGCCTACTACAACAACGTCTCCACGAGCTCCTTCTTCCCGCCGCGCAAGCCCAACACGATGCCGGGAGGCTGACGGTGCGTCCGCAGTGGGACGGCTGGCAGCGACGCGTATCGAAGGCCCTCGCCAGCGAGGACGTCCAGCGGGGCATTGCACAGGCCATCGCCTCCTATGCCAAGCGGCACATCGCCACGGGCACCGGACGCGGCGCCGGCGGCCGAGAGGCCCTGCTGGCACCCCTGCAGGCGGTCGAGGCCGAGTACTGGACCAGCCGCAAGCCCCGCCAGGGTGTGGAGCCCAAGGCCACGAGGGAGCGGCTAGTCACTAAGACCCGCAAGACCGCCAACGGCAAGGTCAAGGTGGTGACCGAGAAGGTCACCGAGTACCTGATTGCCGGCGAGAGCTACCGCGCCGGCGGGCAGCCCCTTCGGGACACCGGAAACCTACAGCGCAGCATCGGAGCTCGAGCGGCCAAGGTCGGCCCGACCAAGCTTCAGGTCACGCTGTCCGGGGCCTTGTACGGCATTTTCCACGAGCTCGGCTTCTCGACCACGGGCCCGAATTTCATCCCCTTGACCCGCAAGGGCAAGCGCTCGCATGCCACCGGGGCAAACCCGCAGACTGAGGGGCTGCAGCGCGGACGGGATTACACGATGGCGTGGGACGGCGTGACCGTCCCGAAGCGTCCTTTTCTCGTTCCGACGGCGAAGGAATGGGAACAGATCGCGAGAACGATTAGACTTGGACTTGCACGAGTCCTGAAAGGAAGAACCTGACATGGCAACCGCAATTTTCGTAGCCGGCCCGACGATGATCCAGGTGAACACTGGATCGGGGTACGTCGACCTCGGCATGACCGACAACGACAACCTGCCGCAGATCACGTACTCCGACAACCTCCACGAGATCAAGACGGTCGCCAGCGGCGCCGCTCCGGAGGAGATCGTCGTGCAGAACATCACCGCGACGGTTACGGTGACGCTCGTGAAGTGGGACGCGACCGTCCTCGCGAACGTGCTCGCCGAGAACCGCGGAGCCGCGTACCAGGCGACCGTAGGCCGGCTGCTCGTCGGCGACGGCGGCACCTTCGGACTGCAGATCGATCCGCAGACCGCCGGCAAGACAGGCTACACGTTCGGTCGCGCCTACCTCATGGGCGACGCCGTCAGCCACAGCCAGTTCGGCAACGTCGAACAGCGCATGGGTCTCACGTTCCGCTGCATCCCGAACGCGAGCAACATCCTCGCCCAGACGTACACCACCTGACCATGATCGACCTCAACGACAACGACGACCCGCTGCTCTTCGCCGCCGATGTGGGGCACGGGAAGCTGATCTTCCAGTACACCGAAATCATTGCTGCGCTGGGCGGCCTTGTCAAGGATCAGCCCGAGGTGGCCGATGTCGTTCGCGCCATGCGGAAGGCGTCGCGCACGCCCGAGATCGCGGCCGAAACACCGGACGAGAAGCTGTTCGCGCTATTCGTCCGCGTGGCGAAGCTGGT